CTCCTGATGCCATTTTTAAATTTTCATTCATCATTGACATCTCTTTATCAGAAGTTGCTCCTTTTCCTAAAAGAGTTTGCATCTGTTGCATTATTTCTTCTTTACTAGCCATTTTTAATTATCTCCTGTTGCATTTTAATTTGATTTTTTTCTCGCTCTAGTTGTAGTTCTAATTCAAGTTTTTTAACTTTCGCTTCAAGGTCTGCTGCAAGTTTTGCTTGTTCAATTTGCAGATCTTGCTTAGCTTCTGCTTCGTTGATTGCAAGTTTTTGTTGAGCTTTGGCTTGATCTGCTTGAATCTGTGCTTGTGTCCTTGCTTGAAGTGCTTGTGCTTCAAGTGCTGCGAGTTGTTGTGCATATTGTAATGGATTCTGTTGTTGCTGCTGCTGTGCTAATGCAGCCAATGGTTTAATTGCAGCCATCTGAGGAGATTGTGCTACAACCTCTGCTGCTCTCTGACTTATTTGCATGTCAAGTTCTGGACTTATATTCTCAAACTTAAATTTAGGATCAAGCAGATTTGGCAATGGTGCTAATGAAACTCCTATACTTGCCTGCATTCTCTGGCGATATAATAATGCTATATGCTCAGCAACGTGTGCAATTAATATTGGTTGCATAGCTTTTGCTCCAGGATTCCCTGCAAGCGATGGGTCTGAAAGAAACTGTAAATGAACTGCGATATGAGATTCATGATCCTGCTCAGGAAAAGCTCTTATTGGTTTACCATACATCGTGCTAAGGTTTTCATCTATTGGATCGAGTCTTGCTGCTTCTTCTGGAGCTTTTAATATCTCATCAACATTATTTATTCTTATAGCTTCATACATTCTTTTGTATGCTTCATATTGATCATGTAGCTGAGGTGCTGCTTGGCTCATCTGTAATATTGCCTGAGCTTGTGCGATTCTTTGTGCAGTGCTAAATATGTTCGGATCACTAACAGGAATAATGTCTATACGATCATCAAAGTCTGCAGCATATATTATTCCTGTTGCACCAGCCATAGAGAAATTACCAGACTCAGGTAAGTAAATTGCATTTAATTTTGATAATAATTTAAACTCTTGACCTTGTGAATAATGCAATCTTTTGTGTATAGCTGAAAATGATTTACTGCCTTGTTCAATTAAAGCAACAGTTGAGCCGACAGGTGCATTTGGATTTGCATCTCCGACATTTAGATCTGCAGTGCTTGCGAATCTGCGACCAGCATCAGCTATCGCATTCATTAAATTAAACAATGTACCACTTGGCTCTTTAAATGGTAAAGGCATTATTGCTTTATTTACATCGTCAACTGTGGCATCAAGATCAGCAAACTCTCCAGGATTGATTTGCATATCGCCACCTGTAACTCTGCCTTTTAATTTAAATCCACCTTGCATATTTGCAAATGCAGCGGAATCTAACAATGCTCTAAGAGATCCAGTTGCAGCTTTACCTAGTCCACCAATCATATGGAAAAGTCCAAAACCATAAAAGCCAGTTCCAGGAAGAAATTTATAACTTACAAACCAATCTCTTCTTTTTTGTTGCTCATCTTCTTGCATCCAGTTTCTGCGGATACTTACAATCTTTTCAGAATCATAGTCTATTGTAACAACATAAGGCAAGGCAACTGCATTCTCATCATCGTCATCTATGTTATCTATTCCTTCAAACGAATCATAAACATGCATCTCTAATAAAGTCATAACCTCATCAGAAGAGTCGCCATAAGGATCAACACCTTCAATCTCACTGCCTATATCTCCAGATGGATCAATATCATCTGATGAATATTTACTTGGTAGATACCAACCTGCTTTTACATATTTGTTAAAATCATTTCTTGGTATTCTGATCAGATGTGTATATCTTGATGATGTATATAAATCTTTGCTCTCTGGTGATACAATAAAGTCTTCTGCTTTTACAAACTGCGAACACTGTCTGTCTAAGTTTGCATCCCACCATACCTTTTTAAAAGTATGCCCAACCAAAGGCAACTGAAATAACATTTGATCCAGATCAGGGAAATACTCAGGCATCTCTTGAGTGATCTGATAATTCATATAGTCTTTGACTCTTCTGGCTTGCTCTTCTAGTTCTTCATTTGGCTCGCCAACAATAACTGTTTTAACTGGACCACCTGATGGATATAATTCTGCTATTGCTCTTGCATTAAATTGAGTTGCTGCTTCAGCAATCATAGGATGAACAACTGTGCTCAGACCTCTTGTTGCTCTTTGATTCTCTTCCTCTTGCTGACCACCTTCAGGATCTAATGTTTCAAGACCTTGTTTATATCTATGTTCCCATTCAGATCTTGCTTCTTTATCAGACTCATAACTACTGATCAGAGAGCCTGACTTTTCATCCAGCTCGTTCTTGCTAACTGACTCTGCTAGGTTTTCATCAAAAGCAGTTTTATCTTCTTCTACAATATCAAGACTAGGATCACCAATAAGAACTTCATCGTCATTTATCTTCTCTATTTGGAAGTCGTCAGCAGGCATACTTTCTGCGAATGGAATAACTGTTGGGGATTTAGCCATAGAATGTCATCCTTTTTTGAGGTTGCTCATTATCTTCATCATAATCAGTTGAATGTGTTATAAACCAACCTTTTCTTAATCTTAACCATGCTTGTGTACATGTGTCAACTATATCATCATTGTCGCCTGCAGGAAATGCTGCACATATATCTATTAAATTTTTAGCCCATTTTTTGTCAGAAGGAAAGTAAATTCTTCCATCTTCTAATAATGCACTGCTCGCGTGAGCTCTTGCTTCCTTGTCTCTATCAGGATTATAAGCCAAAACTGGTACACCTGCCATGCGCAAATCTTGTAGCAAACTTTGACCAGAAGCTTTCTTTTCTATCAGAACTGCATCTGGTTGCCAATCATCATAAGACTCCTGAGCAAGTTTTCTTAATTGAGGATATGTAACTCTATCATACCACATCTCAATAACAATAGCATTTACCTGCCCATCTTCTCTAAAGACTCCCCATGTTGTTCTAGCAGAATAAGAACTTTTTTCTTTTGTAGAAAATGCAGTATCGTAACTTTGTATTACATATTCAATATGTGGCAGTTCTTCTTTCTCCCATGGCACCCACCATTTGGATTTTAATATCCCACCACCTTTGGGCATTGGTCTCTGCTGCAATTGACCTGCACTTGCGTATGTCCCAAGACTCGTTTCAAGAGTCTCAAGAGTTTTCTCGTCCACTCTCTCTGGCCACAACAACTCACCTTCTTTCGTTCGAGGATCCCCAAATCCGAGAGTAGATCTTGTTGGTGTTGGATGTCCGACTTCATATCTTGCAGGTAAACATAGATGATCCCAAGCATTGTATTCATTCCCTAATATGTGGCCAGTGAGATCGTTCTCATGAACTCTCTGCATTATAATAATAAAGGCACCAGTCTTTGGATCATTCAATCTAGTCTGCATCGCTTGATCCCACCAGTCAAGAACACCTTGTCTAACTGTGGAAGATTCTGCTTCTCTTACATTGTGAGGATCATCAATAACTATTATATCACCACCTTCACCAGTCAATGCTCCATCTACAGATGTTGCGATTCTCTGACCAGTTTTATCATTCTCGAATCTTTGCTTTTGATTCTGATCAGATGTAAGATTATACATATCTCCAAAATAAGTTTTGTACCATTGACTGTCAATCAGTCTTCTGCACTTTACTGAATCCCTGATAGAAAGTGAACCAGCATAACTCGCAAACAAAAATCTTTTTTCTGGCTGGATGGTCCAAGTCCACGCAGGTAATGCAACAGCAACACTAATTGATTTCATATGCCTAGGAGGAATATTTATTATCAATCTTTTTATCTTGCCTTCAACAACAGCTTGAAGATGTTCACTGACAGCATCTATATGCCAGTTGTCATAGAAGTCTCGTCCTGGCTCAATCGCTTGCCATGAATTTCGAGTAAACTCCTTCAGCGATCTCTTCATCTTCTCTGCTCTCACTTGCGTCAATGACAGAGTGTTCAAGAACTCGCTCAATGGTGGTGAGGTCATTATCACTTATCCTAGTTATATCTATTATCTTTTTTTCTTCAACTTGTGCTTTGATCTCTACTGCTTTCAAATCAGGAACACATTTACCAAGTAAAGTTTTTGCAGCCATAACTCTTAATTCAGGATCTGCAGAAATCTTACCAACAGTTGATAACTCGCCACCATCATCTGAATAAACAGGAAAGATCTCTTTGCCTTGCATAACTTGCGCAAGGAATCCAACAGGATCTGCTTGTCCCATTATCCAGTTAATAGTTGTATGGTGATTCCATTTATATGGTCTTTCTCTTGCTGGCTTCTGATACTTCATTGGCTCAACTGATTTAAATTTGCCATTAAATTTCTCAGGTTGTATTGGTGGTCCATCTTTAACAGGTCTCTGCACCTGCACTTTCTTATTCTTTGTAGCCATGTTTTATTCCTTTAAACCTTATTTCCAGTGGTAAACTGATAAACTAACTGTCACAATTATTACTCTTTTTTAGAAAAAAGAAAAGCCAGAATTTATCTGGCTGATCTCAATAGGGGAGGAAACAATAGAAAGATATCCTTTTCTGATCAGAAAAGATAGTTTTAATTATCGTAATGTTGCATAAATTTTAATTTAGCAGAGACAACATGAACAATCCTCAACATATTTTTAACAGAAGATAATTTTGCTTCGGACTTCTCCTCTGATAATTGATCCCTTAATCTGATCAACTCTTTGTTAAGACCCTCCACTTCGTCTTTAATTTCTTTTATCAAAACCATTTGTGCAGTCCTCCGAATCATATAATTGTAATAGCTTTCTTGTATCATCTACTAACCATATAAAAAAGGGGAGCCATGCTCCCCAGTTATTAGAAATTATAATCATGAAATTTTAAAGGTTGTTCTCTTAAATAATGCCTGCCCATAATTGATTTATAAGAACCATCTTTTTGTAATCTTGCTCTGACTGAATTATTTGAACTATTGGAATTGTAATTATATTCTTGCTTATCTTGGTCTACACAGTGAGCAGAAAAACCTCCAGGAATAAATTCTTTTGGCTTTACAGTCTGAACTGTATCCATCTGCCTGACCTCAATAGTCTTTGGAGAAATAACTCTTACAATCTCGCAAGGTTGAATATCAGTATACATATGATTGTTACAATATTTATAGTCAACATCTGTCACATCTGAATAAACAATCACCTCATATCCTCTATCAGTAAGATATTTAAAACAAGGTAAAGTTTCGAAATCAAAATTAGTTCTGAACTCTTCAGCTTCATCATATGAATAGAAGCTCATAGCCATTGACTTAGAGGGATTGAAGTTATAACGTGTGCCATTATTAACTAGAAAATTATCAACAGCATAATTTGAAACTTCATTTGTTTCTGTATTCTTAATCTCAATAGTAACAGTAATAAAATATTTTTTAAGCATTTGTTTTTTCCTTTCTCAATGTCTTAATTATTTTTAATGCCTTAGTTAAATTAACATTTGTTTCTTTGCTATACTCTTCAGAATCGTTGAAAACAATTTCTGCGTAATCATCTAGAAGATTATGAATTAATTTAAGTTCATCGCTTTTCATTTTTATTCCTTTCTCAATTTATACAGATATCTTATCTTTTTTTTACAGGGAAGTAAACAATATTCGTAAAAAAGATATTCAATGAAAACAACAACTTAGAAAAATAGTTACCAGAGTCTGGGATACGTTTCCTTTAATCCATTAGATAGGAAACGCAGACTAACATCATGTTATAATTAAATAAAATCACTGACGAAACCAACGTTCCCACAATTCTCTAAATTTCAAACAATAAATTTTTTTCTTTAATTTTCTTTCTATATAAGATATAAGGTTAATAATATTTATTCAGAAAGGAAATGCAATGACAACAAGCAAACATAATTATGTTGAAAGACAAAAGAATAGAGATCTGATTCAGATAAGTAATCCACAATTAATTAGTGATATTAAAACAATACAAAAAGTTATATATGATAAAACAGGATTTGATGTAAGTCTTCAAAATGTTGTAAGCCATTTAGTAAAAAAATATATGGAGGAAAAATAAATGAAGATGCACAGATTAGAAAATTATGATGTTGATGGTTCACTGCGTGATTCTTGTGAGAGTACAAACATAAGAAATCTTATAAGCATTAGAGATTATATTCATGAGAGCGATAATTACACTGGCGATATTAAATCTAAAATAATATTTAATGGCAATAGAGATTTATTAAAACAATTCAATTCAGTTGCAAATAAATACATGCATAATAATAAATTGTATGAGTTTATATATCCAGATGGTGAAGTTGAATACATGATATTGACCAGAAAACAATATGTTGAAGAGTTAGCAAGATTAAAAGAAATACATGGCAAAAAATTAAAAACTATGGACATAGGGAAATATTTATCATAACAACAGTATTTGATAAATTCTTCTTTTAATTACTATAATAATAAGACATAATAATAAAAATACTGAGAAAGGACTTTAGAATGTCAAAAGTTTATGTGGTCAATCGACCAATAAAAAATAAGTTTGGATGGGTTCCAGATCTTACTGATGCTGCAAGATATGGAGCATTAGAAGTAATATTTGAAGCTAATGATAAGCCACAGTTTCTTCCTGGACCATCTATATATAAAGCAAGACAAATAATGAAAGATTTCTGTCCAGAGGATTATTTACTTTGGCCAGGAGGTGGAGATCCTATCGCTGTTATGATATGTTGTATGATAGCTGGCGAAAAAGCATCCACAGTAAGAGTGCTCCGATGGGAGCGAAATATGGAAGAGGGCGAAAGGGATAGACGCAAAGGATGGTACATGCCAGTCGCTCTTGAATTAAGAAAGGAAAAAGATGAGTATAAATCTGCTTGACGATGTAGCACCTGCATCAAATGAACTAGGTGCAATCGCTGATATGGCACAACAAATGTTTGATCTTGAAGAAGAGATTTCAATAATTGAATTGTCATTGAAGCACAAAAAGCAGGATCTCAATAAGTTGGCTAATCAAGACTTGCCTGATCTAATGCAAGAATTGAACATGAAAGACTTTACTCTTAACAATGGTGCTAAGGTTAAAGTTGAAGATGTTGTTTCAGCTTCTGTCCCATCACAAAGCTCTATTATAAGAGCCAAAGGCGATGACAAGGCAGAACTTGAAATTAGGCAACAGCAGTGTTTTGAATGGTTGCGTACTAATGGTGGTGCGGAATTAATTAAGAGCAATGTTGAGGTTCAATTTGGTCGTGATGAAGATGCTTTGTGCAATGAGTTCACTCAAGAACTTAAAAACAGATCACTTCATTACAAACGTGCAATAGGTGTTCACCCAGCAACTATTAATTCTTTTATTAAAGAAAAAATAGATAATGGACAGAACATCCCTCGCGATCTTTTTAAAATTTATGAAGGTCGCAGAGCCAAGATTAGGAAAGGATAAATATCATGGCAAATAATAAAGTAGCGAAAAAGGAGCAAGGCTCCAATATAGTTGATATCAGCTTACTATTAGAAGATGCTGAAACTGGTCACAATATGTCAAATGATGACATGATGATACCAAGATTGAGGATTCTACAAACTGGATCCCCTCAAGTAAATAAAAGAGAAGGGCAATATGTTGAAGGTGCTGAGGCAGGTCATATATTTGATTCTGTATCAAACAAAGCATATGATGGTGAAGCTGGACTTACAGTTGTTCCAGTAAGTTATCGCACAACATTCATAGAGTGGAAAGCTGATAGGAAAGGTTTGGTCGCTGATCATGGTAACAAACCAGAATTATTAAATAATTGCACTCAAAGTGAAAAAGGAAAATATTTTACACCAGAGGGAAATGAAATGGTTCGCTCTGCAGAGTATTTTGTTTATGTTGTAGCTGAGGATGGTAGTTATACACCAGCACTTATTTCAATGGCAAGTTCTGGATTAAAGAAATCTCGTCGTTGGAACTCTATGATTAATCGTTTACAGATACCTCATCCAAATGGTAGTGGTACGATTAATCCTGCAATGTTTTGGACTGCTTATAAAATATTCTCAGTGCCAGAAAGTAACGATGATGGTTCATGGTTCAATTGGGAGATTGAAATGTTATACGATGCCAAATCTGGTGGTGTAATAGATAACCTTGAGAATGGTACACAACTTTATCTTGAAGCAAGATCTTTTAAAAAGAAAATTGCTGAAGGTGATGTTAAAGTATCTCCAGAAACTGAGACATCTTCTGAAGAAGATTCATTCTAATTAGTCTGCTTAATCCAGACTAACAGTGAGCCACTCCCCCAAGAGTTAAGTTTTTTTGGGGTTTAGTGGGCTTAACTCTTACAGTGGCTCACGTCTTTTCAGAAAGGAAATATATGTCTGACCTTACAAAAAGATTTATGAAATTATTTAATGGCTATGAATATGCTCATGGCCAATACAGAGTTCAAAAAGAAGAAGCAGATGGTAAAATGTCTGGTCGTGCGATTACGATGAGCGAACCAGCAAGTCAAAAAAACTTTGAAGAACATTTAAGAGGTGGCGAATATATTCTTGGCATAATAATGCTGAAGCAAAACAACTCATGTAATTTTGGAGTGGTTGATGTAGATATTCGTGGCGATGTAAAGTTAAATGAATCTCTTGAGAGTCTTGAAAAGAAAATTAGAGATACACCACTTGTACTCTGCAGAAGTAAATCTGGTGGTGCTCATTTATATTTATTCTGTGAACCTGCAATTGCTGCAATTGATATGGTAAGTAAGTTAAACGAGTTTGCCGCACAATTAGGTTATGGTGGTGCAGAAATATTCCCAAAGCAAATTAGCAGAGCCAATGAACGTGATAGAGGAAACTGGATTAATCTTTGCTATTGGGATGGGGATAAAAGTGAAAGGCATGCAATACACAAAGGCAAAAAATTAAATTTATCTGAATTTATTAATCTGGCTGAAAAGAAAAGAACAACATTTGAAAAATTAGAATCATATACACCAAAGCTAGTTGAAACATTTAATGATGGTCCTCCGTGTTTACAACACATACTGACGATGGGTTTTCCTGAAGGTGGTCGCAATATATCACTATTTAATGTTGGTGTGTATTATCGCAAAAAGAATCCAGACGATTGGCAAGAAGATTTAATGAAGTTTAATTATGAGCATGTATCTGAACCATTGCCTGCATCAGAGGTAAATGGTCTTGTTAAAGCAGTCAGCAAAAAAGATTATGCATATACTTGTAAACAAACACCAATATGTAACTATTGTGAAAAGTCTAAATGTATGAAAAGAGACTATGGAGTTGGGAGCATAGGTGGTGGTGGAGCGTCCATTGAGGTTGATGCCATAACTAAATATGAAACTGAAAATAGATCATCAGTAAGATGGTATATTGAAATGCAAGGAGAAAGAATAGAAATAACAACTCAACAATTACTTGATCAGAAACAGTTACAAAAGATATGTGTAGAAAAATTAAATAAGTGCCCAAGCACTATGCCTGCACAAAGATGGGAGCAAAGGATAAATGAATTACTAAGCACAGTTGAAGTTGTACAAGATCCAGACGATGCTAGTCCTCAAGGTCAGTTTGAAAAGATTCTCGATTTATTTGTTACTGGAAAAGTACAAGCACGTCAAAAAGATGAGATAATGAATGGCAAGCCATGGCATAGTTCTGACGAGGGCAAAGTTTATTTTAGGTCAGAAGATTTATTTATATTTCTTGAAGCAAGAAGATTTAGATATCCATCTCAACATCAAGTGTGGTCTTGGTTAAGGAACTTGGGTGGTGATAGAAAAGCATTTAGAATTAAATCAAAGCCAGTTAAAGTATGGTCAGTGCCATCGCCAGACTTTTATGACGATGAAGACTTAACGATACCATCAAGTGTTGAGGAGGACTTTTGATGCTATGTGTAAAATGCAAGACTGGCAAAACAAGTGTTGAAGATAGTCGTTTGATTATTTACCAACAAAAAGGTGAATTTGCAGGAACATCAACTATTAAAAGGAAAAGAGTATGTTTAGTCTGTAAACATATATTTAGGACAAATGAAATTCCAATTGAAGCGAAGATCCCAAACTTAAAAGTAATTGAAAAGAAAAATAAAACTAAATTAAATCCAAAAACTTTTAAAAATTTAAGTGATGAGGAGCTTGAAAAGATGTACATGAATGGTGAGTTTGATGACTAGGCATGTTGAACTAATACTTGGTCCTCCAGGAACAGGAAAGACAACAACATTACTAAATATAGTCCAATCTGCTATTGGTCGTGGTATACCACCAGAAAGAATAGCATATCTTGCTTTTACTCGTAAAGCTGCATACGAAGCACAAGAAAGAGCAATGGTTCAGTTTAACTTTGATGAAAATAGATTTCCATATTTTAGAACTTTGCATTCACTTGCTTTTAAACAATTAGGAATGCAAAGAGATGAAGTTATGACTAACACTCATTATCGTAAATTTGGCAAAGCTCTCGGTGTTGAGTTTAGAGGAATATATGATGAGGATTTAGGTTTACACACTGGCGATGGTCTTGGGGATAAATGTTCAAGACTTGAGTCTCTGGCCAGAGTAGGCATTCGTACAATTGAAGACCAATATAATATTACACAAGTAAATGATTTGACTTTACATGCAGTGAAACAATACCACCATTCATTAATGAAGTATAAAAAAGAAAATGGTTTATATGATTTTACAGATATGCTTGAAAGTTATGAATCAACTTTACCAATAGATATTTGTATAATAGATGAAGCACAAGATTTATCTTCTTTACAATATAAAATGGCTATAAGAGCAAGTTTGTCTGCCAGTGAGGTTTATATAGCTGGGGATGATGATCAAGCCATATTTGGTTGGGCTGGGGCAGATATAACTAAATTTTTGAGTTTAAAAGGTAAAAAAAGAATATTGCCAAAAAGTTATAGAATACCATCATCAGTTCATAGTCTTGCTGGAGATGTTGTAAAAAGAATAAAAAATAGGTATCCAAAAGAGTGGCAACCAAGAGATGAAAAAGGTTCAGTAGAATATGTAGTAAGTGAACAAGACATAGATTTTTCTGCTGAAGGAACATGGATGCTTTTAAGCAGGAGTAAATATTTATTAAATAGATACAAACAAGCAGTTCGCCAGCAGGGATTTGCTTACAACATATATGGTAAAAGTTCTCTTGACAGCGAAGAAACTCGTGCTATAATAAGTTGGGAGAAAATGAGAAAAGGCGAATCAATATCAAATCATGAAGCAAAAAATATTATAAACTTTTTAGGATTTAAAGTTAAAATTGAGAAGCTAGAAAAATATTTTATTAACGATATTGGTCTGCCATCTGACGCAAAACAGTATGATTGGATGAAAGTTTTAAAAGGTATAGCACCAGACGAGAGAGAATATTTAAGATCATGTTTAAGGAATGGAGAAAAATTTAGTAGCAAACCAAGAATAACTATATCTACAATTCATCAATCAAAAGGTGGTGAAGCAGATAACCTAGTGCTATTAACAGATATGGGAAAGTTATCTTGGGAAAATTTAGGTGGGGATGAGGAAAACAGAGTTTGGTATGTTGCTTTGACTAGAACAAAACAAAACTTATTTTTGGTCAGACCTAGAGGTCTTCGATACTTTGAAGTATAGTGTTGAAAAAGCTGAATTAAAAAAAAGTTTCTTTTTTGCTTTACTTTTGTATTGAAAAGAGAGATAACATATTTATAAGCTGAATTGTTCGGCTTATATTTAGAAAGGAAATAAAATGACTATATATATATTTGATAATAAAACTTATAAGACTAAATCTTTTGCTTCAAGGAAGCAAACTCAAAGTTATGGCAATGGTTTCATTGTTGCCAGCACTCCTACAGAATTAGCTAATAATGATAATACAACTCTTCAAAAATTAGTTAACATCTTTAATAATCTTAGTGGCGATCAAACTAAAAAGTTTCCAGATAAAATAACTGGTGCCAAAAGAATATTTTCTAAATTACTTTCAATTGCTCCTGAAAAAGGTTGGACTCCAGGAATGGATGAAAAGCTAGTCTCAGACTCTGTTCCATCAAAACCTAAAAAAGTTGCGTCACAAGAAACTACTAAAGGCAGATTTGCTGGTAAGATGATTCGGTGTAATGTAACTGAGAATCCTAGAAGAGAAGCAACTAAAGGTTTTCATTCAATGGGCATACTTATTAATGCCAGTGGGGATATTCCTTATGAAGAGTATATTGCTCTCGGAGGTCGCAGACAAGACCTTGCTTGGGATCTTGATAAAGGTTATGTTCTTGTTGAGGATAAGTTTAATGATTAGAGTTCTGGCTCTAATCTCTGTTGGGGTGCTTTCTGCTTGTAGTAGTGGCACTCCCAATACAAAGCTAATTGTCGAGGAGGAGATGAACATCATGGATCGGCAAGAAGTTATAAACGCAATTGAAGATTGTAAAAGTGTAAATCTAAGACCTGTTATGTTCTATGGTCGTAGAAAAATCAATGGTCAAATGATCCCAGTTGTAGTAGATATAACTTGCGGACCAAAGTCAGGAGTTTAATATGATGCAACTTACAGATGCTCAGATGCTCTTAAATAATATTATGTCTTGTGCTGAAAAAGATCCAAAAGACTTGACACTTTATTATATTATGAAAAAGTATGATGATGATATTCCTTTTCCAGACCCAAAGACTGGTAAAAGAATGCCTACTAAGAAAAAAGTATTAAAGCATTTTGTTGCAGAATGTAATCAGAATATTCGTGCTTGGCAGGCAATCATAACTAGGATTAATAATTTTCAAGGAGTATTTAAAGATGACAACTAAACTAGATAGTAATGAATTGAGATTAATTCTTAGTGTTTTAGATTCTTGTTCTTACCCAATAGAACCAACCAGAGAACCAGCGACAACTACTCATGCTCTGGCTGTAAGAGTAACAAGAAAGATTAAAAAAATTTTAAAGGAACTAAAATGATTATTTATGGAGCAGGTCTGGCAGGACTTTTATCAGGAAATATATTAAGGAAATATCATCCTAAGATTTATGAATCTCAGAGCGAGCTTCCTAATAATCATTCAGCTTTATTAAGATTTAGAACAAGTGATGTAGGCACTGCTTGTTCTATTCCATTTAAAAAAGTAAGTGTTACAAAAGGTATTAAATCTGAGAAAGGTTTGATAACAGAGCCAAACTTATATTATAGCAATATGTATTCTCAAAAGGTTACAAATTCAGTATTGAGTCGCTCTATAGATAATTTAAAACCTGTTGAAAGATATATTGCTCCAGGGAATATAATAAGTCAGATGGCAAGTGATTGCAATATAGTTTATGATTATAAAGTAAATGGATTAGATATTATTGAAAACAGAGAAAGAGAACCATTAATATCTACACTGCCTATGCCTACATTAATGAAAATAGTTCAATGGAAAGATATACCAGAATTTCCTTATCAAGAGATATGGACTCAAAAAGCTATTATTGATTCTCCAGAAGTTGATATACATCAAACTGTTTATTACCCAGACCCAAATGTTAAGCATTACAGAATATCTGTAATAGGAAATATTGTAATATCTGAATCAATAGAAAAGCCAGATGCAAGTGCTGGTTCTCATATTATGTCAGCATTATATGATGACTTTGGTTTCCGTGCAAATAAGTTAGTAGGTCTTGAAGAGTCTTATCAGAAATATGGTAAGATAAGACCAATCAATGAAAAGTTAAGAAAAGATTTTATTTATGAAATGACTAGTAAATATAACATATATTCTATTGGTCGTTTTGCTACATGGAGACAATTATTACTTGATGATGTTGTTAATAATATACAATTGATAGAGAAATTTATTAATACAAATTCAAACTATGAGAAGTGGATGCATAAAAATGGAGCATAGAGTTCTAGCCAAGTTGGCACTTGACAGAGATATAGGTATTCTTAAAACACCTATATCTGGAATTACAATAGGTATTGGAGAAAGTGGTGAAAAGAAATCATTAGCAGATATGTATCTTGGATTACCAAACTGGAACTTTCCTAAAAACCCAATACCAACGACTGATGGTAAGGTATCAATGATGCATTGTTACCACTTCCTCGAGCACCTAACAGGCGAGGATGCTATATTATTTTTAAAAGAAGTTCAAAGAGTTTTAATGTATGGTGGTATATTCCAATATGGTGTACCATATTACACATCAGAATTAGCATATCAAGATCTTACTCACAAATCCTTTTGGACAGAGTCATCATTTAAAATGCTAATGAATAACCCATATTATGATCCAGAAACAACGGGATTTAAATGGGAACTAGAACTACAATCACAATGTATAATCGGAGTGGTTGGAAGAAATTTAATGTTAATAGGTCAATTAATAAAGAAAGGAAAAGATCAATGAAAGTTAAATTAATTAATGCGACCAGCGACGCAGTCAATCTATTGCTGTTTACTAAAAATACAAGGTTAATGAATGAGGACGATTCTTATTCTAAAATATCAGCATGGTCTGAAGAAGCTAAGCAAAAAGAATTAGACTACATGCTTAATACTATAAAATCATCTTGGGAGTTTATTGATTACACTTTTGATATAAGAGATGTATCAAGAGGATTCACTCATCAGTTTGTAAGGACTCGTCAAGCATCATATGCCCAGCAGTCTCAAAGGACTGTAGATATGGCAGGATTTGATTATTATGTCCCAGAAGCAATAGCTAATAATGAAGCAGCAAAAATGATTTACGACCAGACTATGGAAGTAATAAATATGAGATACCAGCAGATGAGAGAGATGGGTGTTGCTGCAGAAGATGCTCGTGGAGTTTTACCAACAAATATTTATACTAATATTGTTGCTAAGTTTAATCTAAGGACTTTACATGAGATGGCTAAGAGTAGATTAAGCCCAAGAGCTCAAGGTGAATATCGTGAAGTTTTCAAAGGCATGGTTGACGCAGTAGTAAAAGAGCATCCATGGGCAGAGCCATTTTTAACTCCAAAGGAGTGGGCTGCACCATCAATGGCTAAATCTTTAAATTAAAACTTTTAATATTAGTTTTAATTATTATAATAAATTTATATTTTAGAAAGGAAAATTAATGAATATATTTATGTTAGATAGAGACCCAAGAGTCGCTGCAAATATGCACTGTGATAAGCATGTTGTTAAGATGATACTTGAAACTGCACAATTACTTTGTACTGCTCATAGAGTTTTGGATGGTGACCAATGGGCTGATGAAACTGGTTTATATAAAACTGCTTTTAAAAATCATCCTTGTGCTGTTTGGGTAAGAGATTGTGTTCCTAATTATGTATGGGCATATCAATTATTTTTAGGTTTACTTGAAGAATATTTTATAAGATATGGTAAGGTTCACTCTTGTAAAAAATTAGAGGAGTGGCTTTATTTTCAACCAGATAATATGAAAAGGTTTTCTTGGGAATTACACCTCGATCACAATCAACCTATAAGGCATCGTGCAGTTACAACTGTTCCTCAGTGTATGCCAGACCAATATAAATGTGATGATCCAGTTCAGGCATATAGAAATTATTACAATGGTGAAAAATTAGGTTTTGCTATTTGGAAAAGTTCGGAGGTGCCATCATGGATAAACGTATAATAATCAGCGATCTGGATGGTACAATATCAAACTATGAAAAGAGAGCTCATTTTTACAATAGTAAAAATTATTATGAATTTAATAAAGCAGGAATAGAAGATACTCCTATTGAAAGTGTTTGTAATATTCTTAGGAATCTAAAAGACGATGATACTGATATTGTTATAATGACTGCTCGTGATGAGTATCACAGACATGCAACTTTAGAGTGGTTGAAGATTTACGATATACCATGTGATAAATTAATCATGAGGAAAAGTGAAGATAATCGTTATGATGATGAAGTTAAAGAATCTCTATTTAAAGATAATTTTAAATCGTCTCAAATATGGTTTGTTTTAGAGGATAGAAGAATATGTGTAGATATGTGGAGGAAATTAGGATTAACCTGCTTACAACCTAGAGATGGAGACTTTTAATGGATATTAGGATTATTGGTAACGACATCGAACTAGGTGGAGAAAAGGTTGCTAGAATATTTGATGTAAGAGCAACTTTAAGGTCAGAACTTGAGTCTCTGATCAATAAAGCTGATACTTATGATGAGGAAATTAAAAAAGCATATGATAGAGGTCATGATGATGGAACAGAAGAAGAAGCTGGTAAAAGAGACGATTGAATCTAAAAAGAGAGCATCATATCTTTCATTCTTTGAAGATGGTGTTACAGATGCTATCTGTGAAGGTGAGAAAGATCCTGATAAAACTTTTTCTCACTATTATAAAAAAGGTTATGATTGTGGAACTCGTGCATATGCAAAATTATTAAAAAAGGAGTATCAAGTTGAGTAAAAGTAAAAAACCAAATCCTGCATCAAATATAAGAGAAGCATTAAAAACATTTGAGCAAAGAGGAAAAGCATATGGCAACTCTTATAATCAATATGGGGAAGTTATGAAAGTTTTATTTCCTAATGGTATTGAATTAAAAACAGTTGATGATTTTAATCGCATGGGTCTTTTAAATATGATTGTTAGTAAGTTAATTAGATATTCAAATCAATGGGAAACTAAACACAAAGACTCAATGCACGATTTGGGAGTTTATTCATTTATGTTGGAGTCATATGATGATAGTATTCGATCTTGAGACCACTGGTCTTCCAAAAGCTGAAGGATCTGATTTAGATATACAACCAAGGATTATAGAGTTAGGTGCTATAAAACTTGATAAGGATCTTAAAGAAATAGATAGATTAGAATTTTTTTGTAATCCTGGACATCCACTAGATCCTATAATTACAAAAATTACTAAAATAACAGATGATGTATTAAAAGATGAAAAACCTTTTATAGCATATTACTCTAAACTTTGTGAATTCTTTTTAGGAGAGGAATGTCTTGTTGCTCATAATTTAGCTTTTGATAGAAAGATATTAAAATTTGAATTAGAAAGAAATGATAAGCTGACTAAATTTCCATGGCCACCAAATCATATATGCACAGTTGAAGTGGGTCAAGCAGTTTGGGGAAAGATGAAAAAACTCGGAGATATATATGAAGAGTTATTTGGTAAAAAGATTGATGGTGCACATAGGTCTTTAGTTGATGTTGAAGCTACAGTTGAGATTATTAAATGGTACAAAAAAGAAGGACATATGTAATGACTTCCAGCGAAATAGATAATGAGATAGAGAAGACAATCAAAATATGGGAGTCAAGTTTTACAGTGTCGCCACTTGATCAACTAGCAAAATTTCAAATAAAAAGCGATATTATTAGAATGATTATGAAAGTGAGGGAGGAAAGTTGATAAATGTTAGAACAAGAACAGAATACTCGTTTAGGAAATCATATGGTCCGATATCTAAAATTATCGAATCATGTCAAGAAGATACTATTGGTATATGTGACACTGGCACTTGGGGGCATGTTTCTTTTAACAACGCATGCAAAAAGTCAGGAAAGAAACCATTGTTCGGAACTGAAATCGCAGTCGTATCAGACCCATTCGATAGATCAAAGCAACCAGCAAATCAAATGTCTTTCATCGCAAAAAATAATTCAGGACTCGAAGAAATATATAAACTCGTCACAGACTCAACTAGTCTTCAGCGATTTTACTATTTCCCTCGTCTTGGGTATTCTGAGCTCTTTGATATATCAGACAATGTTATAATATTAAGTGGAACTCACCCAGAGTGGGGAATGTTACCTCTGAGCAAAAAAGATAATCTTTATATAGAGATTAATCCTATGAGCACTCGTAAATCTCTTGAGTTTGCAAATCAGAAGGGATTTAGAACTATAGCAACAAGTGATAATTATTATCCAAAAGTTATTGATAAAAAAGCATATGAAGTTCTTGTTGGAAGGAATAGGACAGATAGAACTGCACCAATGCACATATTAAATGAATGGGAACTTAAAGATTGTGTTCCTTGGATACCAGATGATTCTTTTAAAAATACTTATTTATTAGCCGACCAGTGCAATGTTGATTTACCAGTAGCACAAATGATTTCATTTCACTCAGATAAAACTCTAAGGAAATTGTGTGAAGAGGGAGCACCAGCAAGGAATATAGATTTAAAAGATAAAATTTATTCTGCAAGATTGACAAGAGAAATAGATATGATTGCAGATAAAAAGTTTGAGGATTATTTTTTTGTTATAGCTGATATGATTAATTATGCAAAAAAGCATATGCTGGTTGGTCCAGCAAGAGGATCATCAGCAGGATCATTAGTATGTTATTTAACTGGAATTACTGATATAGATCCGATAAGGCATAATTTATTGTTTGAAAGATTTATAGATATAACTCGCGAAGATTTACCAGATATAGATATTGACTTTCAAGATGATAGACGTGAGATGGTTATACAATATTTAATAGAAAAATATGGTTTAGAAAAAGTTGCCCATCTAGGAACAGTTTCTCGTTATAAAGCCAAAAGCACTATAACAGAAGTTGCCAAAGAACTAGGAATACCAGCATGGGAAGTAAATGATTTAAAAGGTGCTATTATTGAAAGAAGTTCTGGTGATGCTCGTGCTGCGATGTGCATCATGGATACATTTAATGATCTTGAAGTTGGTAAGCAAGTCCTTGCTAAATATCCTCAAATGAAAATAGCATCGACTATGGAGAATCATGCTAGGCATACTGGTGTTCATGCTGCAGGAATAATAGTAACAGAAGAGCCAGTGCATAAATATTGTTCAGTTAACAATCAATCTGGTGCAGCACAAATAGATAAAAAAGATGCAGAAGATTTAAACTTACTTAAAATAGATGCATTAGGTTTAAGGACTTTATCTGTATTGCAAGATATTTTGGATCAAGTTGGCTGGGAACGAGAAAAATTAATAAATTATAGATTAGATGATGAAAAAGCATTCAAGATATTAAATGATGAGAAATATGCAGGAATATTTCAATTTGAAGGATATGCTCTTCAATCATTAACTAGACAAATGAAAATAGCTGATTTTGAGGACGTTGCTTCAATTACTGCTTTGGCTCGTCCTGGACCACTTAACTCTGGAGGAACAACTCAATATATAAAAAGAAGAGTTGGGGAAAGTCCTACAGAATATTTGCATCCCTTAACAAAAGAAATAACAGAAGTTACATTTGGTGTTGTAGTTTACCAAGAGCAAGTCATGAACATAGCCAGAGATGTTGGCAAACTAAGTTGGGAGGACGTTTCTCAATTAAGGAAAGCTATGAGTAAAAGTTATGGTGAAGAGTTCTTTGATAGGTATTGGCAAAGGTTTAAAGTTGGTGCAGAACAGAATGGTATTGAAGAAGACCAAGCATTAAATATATGGAAAAATATTAATACAATGGGATCATGGGCATTCAATAGAAGTCATGCAATAGCATATGGAATGGTCAGTTATTGGTGTTGTGTGTTAAAAAGTAAGTTCCCACTTGAGTTTGCTGCTGCATGTTTAAGAAATGTAAGAGATGATGAGCAAGGTGTAAGACTTTTAAGAGAAGTTGTAAAAGAGGGATTAGTTTACAAACCATATGATAAATATAAATCTAAAATAAATTGGTCTGTGCAAAATGGTGAACTCATAGGTGGTTTAATAGGTATAAAAGGTGTTGGTCCAAAACTTGCTGAAGACATAATTAATCGTAGAAATTTACAGCAACCTTTAACTCCAAGGCAAGATCGTCTTTTAAACGAGGGAGGAACACCATACGACGATATATTTGAATGTGAACGCAGGTTTGGACATATTAAGAAAGATCCAGCTTCTCACAACATTAAATCGGATATAATAGATATAGACACACTTGAAGCTGATAATCCTGGAGTATATGTATTTTTTGGCAAGTTAAAAGAGAAAAATTTAAGAGACTTAAATGAAACTGTCAACCTAGCAAAAAGAGGTGGTCGCATAGCAGAAACTCACAATCTATGGCTGAATATGACATTTGAAGATGACACTGGTCCAATTATAAGTACAATAGATAGATTTAAATATCCTAAGATGGGCAAACCTATAGTTGAGGATGGAAGATTGAATGATTGGTATCTTGTAAAAGGAACTCTAAGAAAAGGTTTCCGAAAGATATATATTGATAAGATTCGCAAGTTAAGTTAAACACTTGATTTATATGAATTAAAAAAAAGTTTCTTTTTTGCTTTACTTCTGACCAGAAAAGAGAGATACTTCCTTATAGATTGAGAAAGGAAATTAAATGCAAAATCTTAAACATACTCCAGAGCAAAGAAAAGTTACTTGTGTATATGGTAACAAAAGAAAAACATGGTGTGGTCCATACGCAGTCGCAGTTGTTACTGGTCTTCAATATGAGGACACTTATAAATCTCTTAAGAAGATAAGAGGTAAAAGGTCAACAGCAGGTGTTACTATGAAGAATATGATGACTGCTTGTTCTAAGTTTAGTGTCAAAACAGAAAGAACTAAACTTGAGAAAAGAAAAAAGTTAAATAATTTTCTTAGAGATAACCTTGCTGCGAATAAAGTTTACATCGTCGAGATAACAAGGCATGTTATAGTAGTTGATACTAGAGATTGTCAGACTATTGATAATCAATCTTTGAAGTGGGAAGATATGTATTCAACTAAGCATAAGAATAAATTGGTTCGTTCATTTGTTGAGATAAAGAATCCTAAATTTGATCCTATGCATGATAATATGGATTTTAGGTTTACAGAGCAACTTGCAGCTCAAGGTTAAAAATGTAAGGTCTAATCCTACATGGGCTGTTATTTACAGCCTGTGTATGGGTCTTAAAACAAGTCGTTTTTTATTAGAAAGGGATATTATGGAGAACTCAAATCAATACGACGAATATTTAGCAAGTCATGTAAAGCATTATATGGTTACAGAATTTCTAGGCAGAGGGAAATATGAAAAGACTGCTTTCAACTCTCTTCAGGATGCTCGTGGTTACCAAAGCCAAGTAAAAGTAAAACGACCTAATGCTAGGATTGCTGTATATGGTATTTCATTCCCACCACACTCCCATTCTAAAGATGGAATAAACATCATTATCTGATCAGATATAAGTGTTATGATAAAAATAAAATCAATAAATATTTGTAAGTATATGTTTTTAATGAATATTTTTTTATGTTTCTTGCTTTACTTATTGATCAAAAAGAGATAAGATACTTACATAATTGAGAAAGGAAAAAATTATGAACATTGATACAGCGATTTTTATGCAGAACGAAAAGATTAGAAGATTCCCAAATAGCATTGAAGCAAAAAAAGCAAAGTTTTATGATGATAATGGATATCTTATAAATAAACTTATGGATATAAAACATTGGAATACTTTTGCTGCTAGTCTTATTGAGCAGTATAATTCTAAAGGAACTCTTTCTGAAGGTCAAATTTTTTCAGCTTCTGCGATGATTATGAAGATTGATAATAATGCTGAGGAAAGAGCTGCAAAATCAGCAGAGCAGAAAAAGAATATGATATCTATTGATATCTCTAAAATTTTAGCTATCCTTGATAAGACTGAAGGTCTTGAGAGAAGATATTCTAATGGTCGTGAATTTGTTACTAAAAAAGTTCAGTTTCCTAAAGTTCGTGTTGGCGATTTAGTTTTCTCTAAAGCATCTGATTCTTCAAAAAATGCTGGTGCTGTTTATATCAAGTATCAGAAAGAATATATTGGTAAGGTGCTTGGTGGTTATTACTTACCTGTTAATTCTCCTTGTGATGAGGTTATCTCAGAAATAAAAAAGATCTGTAAAGATCCTCTTGATTCTGCTATTGCTTATGGTAAAAGAACTGGCAACTGTGCAGTTTGCTCTAGAGATTTAACTAGGCATGATAGCATTGATCGTGGCATTGGTCCGATATGTGCTGAAAGATTAGGGATCTTATAATGAAGATTTCTAAATCACCATTTGGTAAATACTGCGTCATCAAGAGCGATCTTGGTGGCGATACATTTCAAAAACTTTCTGGACTTCCTGGATATAAAAAGTGGGTCGGCAGGGATATGCTTTTTGATCCGACTGGTGCAAGTATATCTTATATAAATAATAATTTCCCAGAAGTAGAATGGTCTGAAGATACTCAATCAATAGTAGATAAATATATTGAATCTTTAAAACAAGCTCAAGAAACAAGAGAGCATAAAGTTAAAGATTTACCATCAAATGATGATTTTAAATTTAAAACAAAACCTTTTGATCACCAAAGGAAAGCATTCTATCTTTCTCGCGATAAGCAATCATTTGCTTTATTAATGGAGCAAGGCACTGGTAAGACTAAAGTTATTATTGATAATGCTGCATATTTATATGCTAATAATAAGATAACTGCTCTTGTTGTTATTGCTCCTAATGGTGTACATCGTAATTGGCTATCAACTGAAGTTCCTGCTCATATGCCAGATTGGTGTCCAATGAAGTCAGTATTTTACCAATCAAGCATATCTAAGAAAAAGCAAGATGAAAGATTCGATGAGGTTTTAGGTGCTAATGATTGTTTAAAAGTATTTGCTTTTAATGTTGAGGCATTTGTTAGTAACACAGCAGTATTTTATATGAACAAAATATTGATAAGTAATAATGTTATGCTTGTTGTTGATGAAAGCTCTAGAATAAAGACTCCTGGAGCAAAAAGAACTAAAATAATAACGAAGTTTGCCAAGCATGCAAAATATCGCAGGATAATGACTGGGACTCCAGTAACAAAAGGACCAGAGGACGTTTACACTCAATTTAAGTTTTTAGATGCAAATATATTAGGTTATGAAAGTTTTTACTCTTTTAGAGCAAGGTATTGCGTTATGGGTGGTTTTGAAAACAGACAGATAGTATCTTATCAAAATACTGAAGAATTAATAAATAGCATTGAAGGAAGTTCTTATAGAGTTCTTAAAAAAGATTGTTTAGATCTGCCTTCAAAGATATACCAGAGACATTATGTTGAATTATCTCCTAAGCAGAGAAAAATTTATAATGATATGAAAAAGAATTTTATTACAGAACTTGAAGGTGAGTCTGTATCTGCACCAGAAGCAATAACTCGTCTATTGAGACTTCAACAGATACTGTGTGGTTGGTTTCCAACAGAGGACAAAGTTATTCCGATAGATACTAAAAATGTAAGATTAGAAGCATTAAAAGAAGTATTGTCCGATATTGACTCCAAAGTAATTATATGGGCACGATTTAAAGCCGATTTAAGAGCCATACAAGGCATGTTAGGAGATTCTGCAGTAGCTTACCACGGAGATATAACAAACGATCTTAGAGAGGTTGCTGTACAAAGATTCCAAAACGATCCTAAAATTAAATATTTCATAGGTCAGCCACAGTCTGGAGGAATAGGTTTAACTCTAACTGCTGCAAATTATGCAATATATTATTCTAATAGTTTCGATTTAGAAACAAGACTTCAATCAGAAGATAGATGCCATAGAATCGGAACTACTAAAAATGTAACATACATTGATTTAGAATCTCCAAAGACTATTGATACTAAAATTATAAGAGCATTGCGAGATAAAAAGAATCTTGCTGATTATATTAACAAAGATCCAGTTTCATTATTTTTAACTGAAGAGGAAGAGTAGATGAGTGAAAACAACTTTTGGGTATTATTAAGAGTTTCTTTAAAATTAAAAATGTACAGAGTAGAAAATAGAGTTGCTCAAGGTATGCCAGATGTTCATTATTTAAAAAATGGTAAGTCTGGCTGGATAGAATTAAAATATATGCCTAATTGGAATCCAAGAAGAGTTTCTATAGGATTAAGAAAAAATCAGGTCTTTTGGTTAAAAGAGTATGATGAGAATAAAGGTCGATGCTGGATTCTTGTTAGAATCGGTCGTGATTTTATAGGATTAATTGATGGGAAGAATGCTGATAAATTATTCAAAAGACCTAGCAAAAAAGATTTTTATGAAATGTTATCATGGAGCAAAAGAGGAAATATGAAAAACGAAGACTGGCAAGATCTGGCCAATAACATAGCTTGTTAATTTATTTCGCTATGCTTCTTAAACTTTCCATAACAGAATCAATACTAGGTTCTTTGCCATTAGGATTTAAAATACATCTAAATTTCCTTACACAACCAATACTCATATCTTGGAATGACAACTCAAATGTTTTGTTAGCACCTTGATATATACAAGCAACTTTGTCTTTATATGTTTTTTGTTTTTTCAATCTGCATAATGTAAGTTTAGGTGGTTGTATTATGCCTTGATTAATTTTTTGTTGCCTTGTGTAATCTTTAGGTTTGTATTTATAACTGTCTGCATAAGATTTAAATGCAAGCACTACACATATTCCTAATACAGCTATAACACAAAATATTATACCCATAGTTTGCAAAGTATCTATTATTTCTTTTTGTTGTTGTCTTTTTTCAACTCTTTTCAATCTGCTTGCTTCTTTCGCTTCGCTAATTCTATTGGCTCTTTCTGCAATTATCTCATCCCAAGTAGTGGGTCCAAATCTTAAATTTACTAATTGTTTTAATTCGTTTCGTTGCTCTTCTAATAATTTCATATTTATAAAATCATTAGCACTATTCTCAACAGACCCAAATTGTTCAGCAATAGACATGCCTTTGCCTTTGCTTTTATTCATTTGTTTTTCACCTAAAAAGAAGCCATCTATCTGTTTAGCAATACCAGAAATATCATTTACAGTATCAATATTGCTTTTTATGAATGCTACGGATTTCTGAACTAAGGCGATTCCAGTAAGGATTTCTGCAACGACCATAGCATTACCTTACAGCTTCTAATATCTTATTTATATCCTTACCAGATATACTTTCAACCAGTGGTTGTATGGCTGATGGATCTATTTCTTCTGTCCCAATTAACTCTTCTCTTACTGGTGCAGATAGAGCTTGTATTTCTGATTCAATAAAAAGTGGCTGTCTTGCTCTGGTAATATACTGCTTCACCATATCTTTTGCTTGATTTATATTTGATATAGTTTGTACAGTTTCTATTCCTTCTCTAGCTAGTGGTACAGCTTTAAGATAGTTTAAAACACCAGTCCTAGCCATAGCACTCAGAACAGTATAGCTTGTCCCTGAAGGATTAAGTTTTATCTCTGCCCATAATGTTGGCATAACATCATTTCTAAATTTTGATATTTTATTAAGTTCATTTTTAGTAAATAACATATTTATAAGATCTTTGTTTTTCTTAAAAACCTCATTATAATTATTCACAATGTTAGTTCTTGTTATTCCTGATTTACCTTTACCAGCAAATGCTTTCTCTAAAACTGCATCTTTGACTAATGCTGTTATCTCAGAAACTTTCTCTGGTGGTAAATTATCTTTAAATCTTTTTAATACACTAGCCATAACTGGAGATGGATTAAATTTAGCATGACCAAAAAAAGAACTTACTACTGAATCTGCTTCTAATCCTTGGCTTGTAAGTTTCTTTAGAATACCATTAACTGATTTTTGAGCAATATCACCAGATGTTCCTTTACCAGTAAGACCTATATATTGTCTATACATATCTTTTGAATTCTGTAATATTTTTATTACATTTTCATTGCCTTCAATAAAACCTTTTTCAACACCATTAAAAACAAAATTATCAAGCTCACCTTTTAACTTGCTTAATAGTAGTGCTTCTGGAGATCCTGGAGTTGCAGTTCTTGCTGCTCTATTTAATTCTTTCTGATATGCTGCAATTTTTTTAAATGGTTGATCAGAACTTATTTTAGAAAGCTCATTGTTAATATAACTTATCTCTCTTTTCAGAATAGGCATATCATCTAGACTTCTAAATGATCCATCAAACTCATCATTTATAATTTTCTTAAGATTGCTAACCATATTCTTGGTGCCATCTACAGTAACAATAGGTTGATTCATTGCTCCTTTTACAAACTCGTATCCTTCACCAGCTTCTTTTTTTAACTTACTAGCTTCTTTTGTAACTATACCTTTTATCTCTCCAGCAGCTTCTGTAGAAACTAATTCTGAATCAACATCAGCCATTTTACCAGAGCCAAACTCTTTTTGTAATTCTTTAGCATCGTTCCTTATAGCAGTTAGCTGAGCTTCATCAAATCCTGATACTATACCTTTGGCAGATGGATCTGTGCTTGGTGCATTACGAACAACATCTTCTGCTTCTAACTTTGAAGTGGTTTGGCTGGATATTAATCCTTTTTTTACATCAGGTGGAGAAGAAGTTCTTTGTCCTTGTGTAAGAGGATATTTAGAAGTTTGTATTGTTTTTTTAGCGAACTCAGGAACTTCCTTGCCTAATACTTCAGCAGTTTTTCTTGTTGCAAGTTTTCCAGCTTGAATTGGAGCTCTTAACAGTGGTGGTGTAATTACATCAAGACCAGCACCTAATGTTCCCATCTTTGCTGCGTCCATAATTCTATCACTATAAGTCCTTTGGTCTGTTGAAGTTGTCTTAGGAGTTAAAGTTGCCTCAATACCTTGACCTGCTGCTTCTGTTGCAGTGTATGCTGGAATTCCAGATAATAATTTTCCTGCTACAGTTTTTGCTCCAGAAGTTAATTTTGTTGCTGGTAAATACTTTATAACTTCACCAACTAATGTTCCTGTGTCCTGCATACTAATTCCTGGCTTGTTTATATAATATCTTTCGCCATTCCATACAATCATAGGATTCTTAAATTTATCTGTAAAGACTCCTCCGAATCTTTCATCACCTTTAAATGAGTCTGCTATTATTTCAGCTTTGCCAAAATCATCTCTCGCAAACATTAATTTTATATTAGGAACTAAAGACTCAAAGAATCCTACATCTTCTATCGCAGTTGATTCTTTCGCATCAGGAAATTCAATAAGTGCATCCTCTCCAGTTGCTGCTTTGTATAGTTGTCCTGGAATCTCAGAAGCAGTATCAATTATAGACGATACATTCTCGGAAACAGAAGCACCAGTATCAAAAACTGGCTCTTTACCATCTTCAAACTGATCGTCTATTTTATCATCATCTTCTTGTTTCTTTGTAGGATCTATTGCTCCTGTAAGATTTTTTAAACTAATTCCCATTTTATAAACCTTTAACTATGTATGGTCCAGCATCTGGAACTATCTTTTGACCTTTTGCGTCTGAGTTCCTGAAAACAGAACCTTTTGGTAGAGCTTTCCAATAATCTTCAAATGCTAATGAGAAGTCTGAATCTCCAAAATCATCTTCTTCTTTACTATATACATCGATCATCTTCCCATCTTCGTCTTTTTCAAAAACTTTAAATTTATCAAATATTCCTATATCAGCTTTTTCTATTTGATCATTTATGTATGCTTTAGAATAATTTTGAGGACTTGTTAATAACTCTGTTTCTAATTTAGTTAATTTCATAGAGTTTTCAGTCATCTTACTCAATGAATATAAATTTATATAGTTTGCAAATTTACTGTTACCCAAGTCAAGTATTGCTTGCTGGTATGCTTTAAATTCCATATCAGAGGTTGATCCTGAACCAGCAGGTCTCATCTGTGGGGCAAGTTTGAAAGATATTGACCTTAAGAATTCTTGGTCCTGTAAATCTTCATCTTTGAATCCAAATATACTTTTTAAGAATTGTTTTGCAGGTAAGAGAGCACCTTCAATACCACCAGTCTTTACATTAGGATCTAATAAAACATTCATGGCTGTTTTCAAATTAGGTAAGAATGTTGTCATCTTATTTATATAATCTTTTTCTGTTTTTGCTATTTCCTGAAGTTTTTTAGTTTTATAAACTGCATAATCTGTTTTTTCAGAACCTTTTATCTGCGATATATTAGCATCAAAAATAATTCCACCTCTAGAAGAAAAATTTATTTCTGCAGGTTTACCAGAGATAATTAAAGGAGATCCAATTAAGTTTGTATCTTTTGTAGATATTTGTTCAACTAATCTTTTAAATGTTGATGCATTTTCTGGTAAACCTTTATTAATTAAATATTGTTTAGCATCAGCTTCACTCATGTAACTTAATGCATCTCCAGCACCCATGCTCTTGACAGTTTGAACTTTTGGTTTCAATGCTGTAACGAGACTAGCACCTAATGATGCTCTAGATTTATCGTCTGCTCTTTCTAATTCTCTTTCTTTCATTAAATATGCAACTGGCTGTTGTGCTGCTGCACCTGCTGCACCTAATGCTGTGGCTCCTGGCTTAGATGCTTCTGCTGCCATATTAGAGAAATATAAAAATGATAATAGTGCAGGATCTATTCCTTCTCTTTTAGGAATAAATTGCTCTGCTAAACCTTTTAGAGCACCTGCGTCTAATTGATTGAGTTGGCTAGGAGTTGTGCCTGCTGCACCAATAGTAAGATTATTATTAGTAATTGCCACCATATTACCTTCCTCTATTCATATAATAAGCACTGGCCAATGCACCTAGTCCTCCAAGAGTTTGACCATAAACACTTGGTGATTGTATAAATTGTTGACCTTGTGACAGACTTATATTTCTTGTATCATATGGAACACCTTGTAAAGCACCCAATGCAAAATTTAATTGCGAGTATGGATATTCCCTTTGCTCTACATAATCAGCATATGCTAAGTCAAGTGCTTGCTGGTCTAATGCTCTTCTTGCTTGACCTGCTGTAAATAATCCTGATGCAGCTTGATCCTGAAGACCTTGGGCAAGAGGTGCAAAGCTCTGTAATGTTTCTGCTCTTCTTAATCTTGATGCTTCATCAGTTTCAAATCCTGTTCTTGCTGCTTCATTTGTTGCAAATCTAGCTTGTCTATCTTGCTCATATTGACCACGCATCATATTTTCAGCATCGAATCTTCTTTGAGTGTCTGTATCAAATTGACCTCTCATAAGATTTTCTGCACCAAATCTTGCCTGCCTATCTCTTTCTGCTGCTGCTCTATCAGCTTCAAACTGACCTGCTGCAAAACTTAATCCTTCTCTGCTAGCTTGAGCTCTTAAATCCCCTGCTGCTCTAGCACCTTCCCCTGCAGTAAGACCTTCTTGTATTCCTAATCTTGATCCGCCAAAAGCTCCTGATCTTGCAGCAGTTGCTCTATTTTGCATATTAGCTAATTCTGTTTGTCTTCTTATTTCATCTACTGCTGCATCTTGAGAGCCTTGATATATATCTAAAAATGGCTGAGCTTGTTCCATAGTAAACTGTTGACTTGGATCCCCTATTAATTCTTGCCTAGATGCACCTGAATATTGACCAGTTAATTGATCTCTATTCAATCCATTGAAAGCACCTCCCATAAGTTCTGAAGATGACATCCTGTCATAACCTTGACCAAGCTGTTGTGCAGTTTCACTAGCCATATCCAAATATGGTTTATAAACATCTTGTCCTTGAGATAATAAACTTGCTGCTCTCTGTTCTTCTGGTGATAATTTAGATCCGCCATAGCTTGCTATTCTTGGACCACCATAAGCAGGATATGGAGAAGAAGTTAACTCTGCTGCTTCTTCAAATATTCTTTTACCACCTTCTGATACCCATCCTGGCAGTTGAGTTCCTGTTACAACTTCGTCATATTTAGGAAGCGTGTCTACATTTGTATTACAGAAACCACCCATTATTTTTTCTCCACATAAACAGAACCAGCTTTAATTAATCCTAATCTTTCGTAAAATTTATCTTTACGAGAAAGATCTCCAGAATAAATATGACCCATCCTTAATTTCATTTTAGCTTTTTTGACAATTTTTATAAAGTCTTTTATTAATATTAGTCCAGCTCTTGATTTTCTATGTAATGGAGAAACATAAAACCATAAATCAGAAACAAACAAATCTTCAGACCACCAGTCTGTTGTAGTTGTTCCTGCTATTGACCCTGTTATTTCATTCCCATTACAACTTACCAAAACCACTCCTTTGTGTATCACTTCGTTAATTTTATTCATTAACTTGTAATCATCTATAGTTGAAACTTCTAATTCTGTATTATTATGCATATCTTTAAGCATAACAAATATTGCAGAAATATCTGTCGCAACTGCTCGTCTTATGTGCATTACATATTGCCCAATGCACCCATATCTCTTGGCATCATGTCGTCCTCGTTTTCCATATTGCCTTGATTTTCAACTGCAGAAATTAATTCTTGAAGCTCTGGTAAAAGTTTCATTAGAACTCCAGCAACTCTTGGAGTTATAGCTTCATCAAGTTGCCTTAACTCCTCTGGCTCCATTTCTGTTAATCTTGCCATTAATACTGCTTGTATATTTTCATCAGATGATAAAAGACTTTGCCTCGCTTCTTCAGGCATACCAGATTTTAAACTTACCTGATCTCCTGCAGGCATTCTTTCACCCATCATATCCATTTCTTCAGCCATAATTAAATCTCCTTCTTTTTATATAATATAGACCAATCTGTTTGTTTGCAAAATGCACCTACAGCCCAACAGATAGGCTCTAGGATTTTCCTGTACAACTTACCTAAATAATCTGGCTTATTTCTTTCACCATATATATAAGCTATTTCATTTGCTCTGTGCCCAGCAACGTGAGACCAGAAATTAATTAATCTGCCTTTACGCATCTGTTTAACCATGAATACAGCCCATATATGGTACCCAAGAACATGCTGTGGTGTTAAGTGATCTTTAGTAAATTTGTAGTCTAATATGACTTGTTTACGATCCATAATACCTTGTCTCATAAGTTCGTTACATATAACTCTTCCACCTAAAGCACCACCAATAACACTACCGACAAATCCACCTATTGGACCACCAAATGCTGTTCCTATTGCTTGACCAAGTGCAGCACCTCCTGCGGACTTTGCAGCTTCAGTAGGTTTTTGACCTGAAGCAAGACCAACTATAAATCCAATACCAGCAGTTCCTGCAGAGGATGCCCAGTTTGCTTGACCTGCTGTTGAACTAAAACTTAACTTGTCTAAAGATTTATCTAAATAACTAACAGGAGCAGTTGTGCTTGAAACTACACCACCAGATAAATTTGCTCCTTTAGCATTAGCAACACCATCTTTTACTGTTACACCTGCATTTGCTAATTCTTTATCACTATATACTTTAAACCCATCTTTTGTTACTTTGCCTGATGAATCTTTAAGAATCATTCCTTTGTCAGATAGTTTATTGTGAAGATCTAAATTTCCTGTTACATTCGCAGTTGATTTATTAGCTATATCTGGAAGAGCACTATAACCTTTTGGAATATCATACATGCTCGGATCAAGTAATTTAGATTTAGCAGAAGCTGATACTTGATATGGTGTTGAACTAAAAGTTAATGCATCAGCTGCACCACTCAATGCTCTTTTTCCTGCACCACCAGTTAAATATTGTCCAGGATTAAGTATGCTTTCTCCAATCTTAACTCCAAGAGGTTGGACTAATGATGTAGCAGTTTCACCAATTATTTCTCCGAATGTAGGAAACCCAGGAGGTTGTCCTTGTTTATCTATTAAATCTTTATATCTTCTAGCAAGATCATCATCCTCAGGATTCTCTCCAGGAATATAAGTTCTCTCTCCAGTTTTTATAGTTCTGACCCATTCAAAAACTGGCATTGCAGTAGTACCATATATATCCTGTAAATTTGTTAAATCCATTTCTGGTGCAAATGATCTGTTCTGGTAAACATTATAAACAACAGGTTTATTTGCTTCTTCATCATTTTTGATATTTAATATATCTCCAAATGCTCCATAAATTGGTTCTTCTGCCATATTTTACTCCTTAACTAATTTCTAAATAACTAGCAACTACATGAAGTCTATTTGCTGTTGCTGCTGTTACTTTTAATATTTCTGTTTCTTGCACAACTAATGGTTGTGTTAATAATTCTATTGTAGTATTTGCTGCAACTGCTGTTACTTTAAATAAACTAAACACATCACTTCCATTTGTTATTGTTGCTGTTATTGTGTCTGCACTACCAGAATCATTAGATACTAAAATAGATTTAAATATTCCAGTGACTGCACTTGCTGCTGTATAAAGTGTTGTTGCACTTGTTGCTGTTAAATCTAGTTTTGCATTTTTATAATTATTAGCCATTAAACCAACTTACTGCCTCAGAACTCTCTTGTGTAATTTTTTTAGATGCATCCTCAGCTAAGTTTGCAACTCTTATCTGGTTCTCAATCATATTTACTAAATTATTAGCCCAAATCAAACTGTAATTATTAGGTGGCTGTGGGAGTCGTAAAGCTCTATTTAATGTAGCACTCATCTTAGACCATCCTGTCTAGTGTTTATTCTAAAATCACCAAGTTGCCAATCATCTTCTGTTCCACTGCTCTCTAGCTTCATAGCCATCTGACGACCTCTAGCTCTTGTACTTAACTTTGTAGTCTCGCTTGTAATTGTAAATGGACCTTTTGTTATGTCGGAATCACTAGGATATTTCCTAGTTTTTATGGTAAGAGAAAGACTTGTATCAGATGTGGCTGTAAGATCAGGAATAACTTTATCAACTAAAAATAATGCATCACCACCTTGTGATATTTCTAAAGAAGAACTTTCAATAAAACTTGACATAGCAGACCCATTATCATTATTTCCTGTTTCATGATTATATAATATACCAGAACTGTCAAAAGCAAAAGGAACTTTCCTGACTCCAAATGCATCCGACCATACTGTTCTTGTTAAAGATCCTATAGACCAAGCAGCATCCTGATAATTAAATGTAACATAGCTGTCTGGTTCTGGATTTGCAGTTCCTGCACTATTTGCATTGCTTACATAAAACCAAGTAACTTCATTAAATGCTTTGTTGTGTGCTGCAAACGATTTATCTATATAATCTTTTTGCATTCTTTCAAATACAAAATGTTGTACTGAACATGGTAACTCTTTTACAACTCCGTCATAGACAAAGAAATTTGATCTTCCCATCCAGAAAACTGTACTATCTACAGTCATCATAACATTCTTACCAGCTGATCCGCAGTTGGTTGCTAATAATCTAAAAGAAAATATAAAAGGAGGACCAACAAAAGTCATACCATATAATGCTTCATCAGTTGCTATTACAGTTTCATCTTTAGATGATGTTGCTGAAACTATTTTATTTCCTATCTCTAATCTTTGATCACCTGCACTATTTGTAACAGTTGGTGCCCATACAGCAAAATCCTCTTGGTCTGACCATCTAACTTGCATTGGGTCTATATTACCACTTGATGATAAAGGATCAGTTCCTAATGCTAATACATGACGATCAGGAAATGATATTGTTGTTAAAGTTGTTGTTGTAGGTACACTTGTTGCTCCTGCTAAACTTGAAACTAAAACTGCTCTGTTAGGACTTGATGATGTATCATAATAATAAATAGCACCACCTCTTACAGTTGCTATTAAGTCTTCACCCCATAAATTAAGTGACCATTGTGAGTTTGATAGTTTAACATCACTTGAATCTGTTGATCTTGGAGTACCCCATGTACTGCCACCCCATGAACCAGTTCCCCAACCTAATGCTGGATCACCTGATTGTTGACCTAATCCTGCTGCTACACCAATCAAATACTTTATATCTATAGTTGTGCCACCACCAGCTGATACTGTGCTTGTTGCTGCTGATGATACAGTTATACTATAGCTATTAGCATTAATATATGTAATTTGGTAACCTTCACTTTGATTTAATGTATCAGCTGTTACCCCACCTGTTGCAGTTGCAGAATTTATAACTACAAAGTCACCATCAGTTGCACCATGACTATTATCAGTTATTACAACTGTTGTACTACCATCTGTTGTAGCAAGTGGATTTGTTAAATTAGATGTGGTTTTTCTTAATGGTGTAATGTCATAAAGTGCATTGTTTTCTAATATATATAAATGATTATGTGTGCCTATTGCAATTCTATCTTCACCATCAGTTATGGCTCTCCACAAAACCATAGTTCTTGCTATACCTACTAATGATGTTTCTGTAGATGTAATGTTTCCTGCTGCATCTACTCTTGTATATGCTTCTTTTAACCACCCACCAATTTTTTCTGCATATCCATTTTTAAATCTAATAAGATTACCATCAATCCAATATGGACCATTCTTACCAGCAGAGTATTTTGTAATATCTTTTACAATTCCTGGCTTTATTTGCATGAGTTGATATGGCATTAGGAGATATTCCTCATTCTTTCACAAAGCCTTCCTGCTCTGTTCGGCACTTGCTTGTACCATTTACTATCTTCCATCTGTATTGATGCCTCTTGCCAATCACCTTTGTTAACAGCTTGTCGCATGCGAACAAAATTAGTTAATCTTGGTCTGCCTAAATTGAACATCATATTTGCTATAATTAATTGAACTTCATCAGGCAATGTATAAAAATTATCATATAATATAATACAATCTTCTATAACCTTTTCAATATCATTTACAAAACACTCTGTCACTCTCTGATCAGAAACTGGTGTTCCTACATCCAAGTTATTCTCTGGGTCAATAGATTTAACAAGATGACCAATACCAAATGTTTTATATCCAAGGTGATCTAAATATATTTCAGCTTTACATCCTTCGTCTTCTGTAAGCTCTTTTTTTAAAATCTCTATATCCATTATTTCGTTAAACCTTTTTGTTTCTCATAAGTTCTTAATCCACCTAAACCAAGCATTCCCATAAGCACAGTCATTAACGAACCCATATCAAATGTAGGAAGCTCTGGAATTACAACACCTAGATAAGCACATAAAAATATAGTTATAGGTGCTAATACAAAATGCCAACACAAAGCAACACCACAAGTCCAACCAATAAATGGTCGCCATCCTGCAACAAATATAGATTTATGTGTGGCTTCTGCTTTGTTTATTTCTAGCTGACCTTTTGCAAGCTCTTGAGCATGACTCTCTGCCATAGTAGCAACTTCATGTGCCAACTTATTCTTCATGTCTTTGTCTTCTATAAACTTACCTAGAAGATTTGATACTGGTCCAATTAATGCAGTCAACATCACTTAACATCCTTTTTTGCCATCTGATTAAAACCAATAAATGAGCCGATAACACCCATATTACTAAGTACCCATATTTCAGCTATGCCAGATAAATGATCAATTCTTTCCATAGGTAGTAATGGTGTCATTAATACAACTATAAATAATGTAACAGATAATGCACTAAACCAAACTAAATATCTTTGTTGGTCTTCTTTTTTGTCTCTGTTTTCTAAAAGAATAATTTTTTCTTTCATTTCAAACTCTTTGTCTGAAACTACACCATCACCATTAGTATCTAATTTAGCAAACTTTGAGTTTTTTTCTAATTTTTTTGTCATTGTA